CCCCCCCCCCCCCCCCCCCCCCCAGGCTCCTAGACCGCTAGTCCTCTCATCTGGAGATTTTATTTTGGCCGACGCGGATTTTTCGGGGGTCGATCTGTTCGGCGACCCGATCCAGCCGCGTAAGGAAGGCCGTGGGCGACCTGAGCACGTCTGGACCCTCGAAAACTCGACCAAGGTCCTGTTGGCGTTCGCTCGTCGTCTGAGCGTCAAGGAGGCGGCGACTGCAATCGGGGTCTCGGTCCCGACGTTGCGCAAGCATTATTCTTCCGAAGTGGCGCAGCGCGAGGCCGCCGCACTCCGGTTCGAAATGGTCCAGCTCGCCCGGCTAAACGATGGTGCCAAGGCCGGCAGCGTTGCTGCCGAAAAGGAGCTCGGCCGACGACTGGAACGCGCGGCCATCCAGCAACTGTCGGAGAAGGTCATCGATCGCGGGCGCATCAAGAAGCCTGCTCCCATTGGGAAGAAGGAAGCGGCCCGCGAGGCCGCGAAGGAGGCGGTCAAGAAGTTCAGGCCCCGCGCCGGCCCGACGCTGTTGAACTGAGCAGATGCGTCCGCTCGAATGGTCGACCGCCTGCCCCGATTGGGAAGAGCGGATCGTTGAGGGGCGCAGCCTGGTGCCCCCGCCCCTGTTTCCGGACGAGGCGGAAGCGGCGTTGGAGATCTTCAAGGACCTGCGGATCGTCGACGTGCCCGGACAGCCGACGTTCGGCGAGGCGTGTGACGACTTCGTTTTCGACTTCGTGGCAGCGATTTTCGGCGCCTACGATGCGACCCAGACGCGGCAGCTGATCAACGAGTTCTTCCTGCTCATCAGCAAGAAGAACTCGAAGTCGACGATCGCGGCGGGGATCATGATCACGGCGCTGATACTGAATTGGCGGCACTACAACGAGCTGCTCGTGCTGGCGCCGACGAAGGAGATCGCGAACAACGTCTTCACCCCCGCGATGGGGATGGTCAACGCCGACCCCGAGCTGCGAGCGCTTCTGAAGCCGATCGAGCATCTGCGCACGATCAAGCATCTGGAGAACGAAGCCGAGCTGAAGGTCGTCGCGGCCGACAGCGAGATCGTCGGTGGCAAGAAGGCGGGGTTCATCCTCGTCGAGGAGCTTTGGCTGTTCGGGAAGAACCCGAAGGCCGCGGCGATGCTGATGGAGGCGACCGGCGGCATGGTGAGCCGGCCGGAAGGGTTCGTCGTCTATCTGTCGACTCATTCGGACGGCGCGCCCCGCGGCGTGTTCAAGAAGCAGCTCGATCTTTTCCGTGGCATCCGGGACGGGATGATCGTCGATCCCCGCAAGCTGGGAATGCTCTACGAGTTCCCGCCGGCGATGATCGAAAGCCGGGCATATCGTGATCCGGCAAACTTCTATGTTACCAACCCGAACATCGGCCGCTCGGTCGACGCCGAATGGCTTGCTGAGAAACTGATCGAAGCCGAGCGCGCCGATACCGGCGAGCTTCAGATATTCCTCTCGAAGCACCTCAACATCGAGATCGGTACCCGGCTTTCGAACGATCGCTGGGTAGGCGCCGACTTCTGGGACCGCTGCGCGATCCCTGCTCTGACGCTGGATGATCTAATCGCCCGAAGCGAGGTGATCGTCGGCGGGGTCGATGGCGGCGGACTGGATGACCTTCTCGGCCTGTGTCTGATCGGCCGGGAGAAGGGTAGTAAGCGGTGGCTGATCTGGGCTCAGGGATGGGCTTGGTCGGTTGTCTGGGATCGCCGCAAGGACATCGCGACGAAGCTCGACGAGCTGGTCGGGGAAGGCACGCTGATCCGGTGCAACATGCCGGACGATGATGATCTCGCCGTCGTTACCGACGAGGCCGGCGAGGATCTTGCAGAAGACCTCACCGACGACGTTCGCGGCGTCGTCGACGTTCTCGTGCGGGTCAGGGATGCAGGTCTCTTTCCCGACGCGGAAGCTGTCGGGCTCGATCCAGCCGGGGTGGCAACCATCGTGGACGAGCTGGCTCGGCAAGGGTTCGACGACGCGATGCTGAAGAGCATCCCGCAAGGGTGGAGGCTGAGCAGTGCGATCAAGGGCCTCGCGCGCAAATGCGCGGCGCGTACCGTCCGACATGGCGGCACGAACATGATGTCATGGTGCATCGGCAACGTGAAGCAGGAGCCACGCGGCGCGAGCGGCGTCGCGATTACGAAGCAGGCCCCCAGCGCGAAGATTGACCCGGTCGCGGCCATGTTCTCAGCCGCAATGTTGATGAGTTTGAACCCTGAAGCAGGAGGCGTAGACTTGAGCGACTTCCTGGCCAACGCGGTCACCGCCTGATGGCATGGTGGCAATTCTGGCGTGAGCAGCCTGTCGGCGTCACTGCCGCCGACGACGGCTTCTGGGCGGCCTTCCACAGTTCCGGCGAGAACTTCTCGGGCGAGCACGTCACGTCGCACGGCGCGATGCAGCTGTCGGCGTTCTGGGCGTGCGTGCGGCTGATCTCCGAGACGATCGCGACGCTGCCGATCGGTGTCTACCAGCGTGCGCCGAACGGCGACAAGCAGGCCGTCTCGTCGCATCCGCTCTATGCGCTGCTGCACGACAGCCCGAACGCGGATCAGACCGCGGTCGAGTTCTGGGAAGGCCGTGCGATCGGGCTGTGCACCGGTGGCAACGGTTTCGCCGAAAAGACGCTGGCCGCCGACGGACGGGTGATCTCTTTGGAGCGCATGCCGGCGGACACGTCGGTCTGCCGGCTTGACGACGGCACCCTCGAATATCGGTTCACGGACCGTGGCAAGCAGGAGCGGCTACCGGAGGCGAAGGTGTTCCACATCCGCGGCTTCGGCGACGGCGATGTCGGCATGTCGCCGGTGAGCTATGCCCGGCAGACGCTCGGCCTCGCGAAGGCCACGGATCGGCAGGCGGGGCAGACCTTCTCCAAGGGTCTCCGCTCGAAAGGCTTCTTCGTCATGCCGGGCGGGCAGAAGCCCCTCACGCCGGACCAGCGCATCGATGCCAAGCGGACCCTCGTCGACGCCAACAGCGGTCAGAACGCGCCGTGGGCGGGCATCCTTGAAGGTGGTGTCGACTTCAAGTCGGTGAACATCACGCCGCGGGATGCCGAGCTGATCCTGTCGCGCCGGTTCAACGTCGAGGACATCTGCCGCTGGCTCGGCGTGCCGCCGATCCTGATCGGGCACGCCTCGCAGGGGCAGACGATGTGGGGATCGGGAGTCGAGCAGATCATGCTCGGCTGGCTCACCCTGGGCCTCCGGTCCTATCTGACCCGCATCGAGCAGGCGGCCAAGAAGCGGCTCCTGTCGCCGGCCGACCGGTCGCGGGGCATCTTCATCGAGTTCGCCGTCGAGGGCCTGCTGCGCGCGGACAGCACGGCCCGCGCCGAGCTGATGTCCAAGATGGTGCAGAACGCGGCGCTGATGCCGAACGAATGGCGCCGCAAGGAGAACCTCGCCCCCGTCGAGGGCGGCGATCAGCTCTTCATTAATTCCACCCTCGTGCCTCTGTCTCAGGCCGGCCAGCCCCGGCCGATGGGAAGCGCGCGCACTACAGGAGAAGGCCAGTGAGCAAGCGTAGCCTGCCGAAGCTGGAGATCGGCGTCATCGCAGCATCGTCGCCCGAACTGGGCGCCACGGCGCTCGCCAAGTTCGACGACAGCGTGACCGCAGCCGAGCCGCAGCAGAATGCGATCTCGATCCTCGGCATGATCGGCGAGGACTTCTGGGGCGACGGCATCACCGCCCGCCGCGTCATGGGCGCGCTGCGTGCTATCGGCGGGCAGGACGTCGTCGTGAACATCAACTCGCCCGGCGGCAACTTCTTCGAGGGCCTGGCGATCTACAATGCGCTTCGCGAGCATCCGCACAAGGTGACCGTCAACGTCCTCGGCATCGCCGCCTCTGCGGCCTCGCTGGTCGCTATGGCCGGCGACGAGATCATGGTCGCCAAGGCCGGCTTCCTGATGATCCACAACGCCGAGCTGATCGACAACGGCAACCGCAACGACAAGCGCGATATCGCCGACAAGCTCGAGCAATTCGATGCTGCCATGGCCGGCCTCTATGCCGACCGCAGCGGCATCGCGAAGGCGGAGATCTCCGCCATGATGGATGCCGAGACCTTCCTCAGCGGCGAAGAGGCGGTCAGCCGCGGCTTTGCGACCGGCCTGCTGTCCAACGACGCGGTCGCCCATGACAACAAGCCGGAGGCGACTGCGCTCCGCAAGATCGACCAGGCGCTGGCGAAGGGCGAGCGCATGCCGCGCGCCGAACGCCGCGCCCTGTTCCAAGAACTCACGGCCACGTCGAGCGCTGACCGTGACGAAGCCATGCCGCGCGCTGGCGACACCGCCGTCGACGACGGCACCCTCGGGCTAAGCCTCGCGCTGGCCCGCCTGAAGCTCATCGGCGCATAGCGCCACAGGAGACCAGAATGCGAAAGATGATGTTCATGGCGGGCGCCGCGGTTGCGGCGCTCGGAGCGATGACGCCTGCCGAACGTGGCAAGGGCCGCTACATGCGCGGACCCGAAGGCCACGGCGACACGTCGAAGCTGCTGCGCGACCTGACCGCCGAACTCGGCAAGGTCAGCGACAAGTTCAGCAAACAGGCCGAGGACACGCTCACCGAAGTGAAGAACTTCGGTAAGCTATCGGAGGAGACCAAGGCGTCGGTCGACAAGATGGCGTCCGAACACAACGGCCTCGCCGGCAAGGTCGAAGAGTTGAAGGCGCAGCTCGGCGAGGTCGAGCAGCGTTCGGTCCGCCGTGGTGGCGGTGGCGGCGATGCCGTCCACAGTGTCGGCGCCCAGATGATCGCGCAGAAGGAGAAGCTCGACGGCTTCCGCGCCTCGTTGCAGGCGGGTCAGCGCCTCAACCTGCCGATCGCAGACGTGCAGAATGCGCTCACCAGTCCGGACGTGAAGCCGGGTGTCGTCGAGCCGCAGCGGCTGCCAGGCATCCAACAGACGGCCAAGCAGCGCCTCTTCATCCGCGACCTGATCTCGCCCGGCCGTACCACGTCGTCGGCGATCTTCTGGGTGCAGCAGACCGGCTTCGTCAATCGCGCGGCCGTGGTGCCGGAGGGGCAGAAGAAGCCCGAGTCGACCATCAGCTTCGACACCAAGATCACGCCGGTCGCCACGATCGCGCACATCTTCAAGGCGTCGAAGCAGATCCTCGACGACTTCGCGCAGCTGCAATCGACCGTCGACGCCGAGATGCGGTACGGCGTGAAGTTCGCCGAGGAGCGCGAGATCCTGTTCGCCGATGGCAACGGGTCGCGCTTCGAGGGGATCGTGCCGCAGGCGCAGCCCTTCGATCCTGCGTTTACGGTCGAGCACCAGACGCCGATCGACGATCTGCGGCTTGCCATGTTGCAGTCGCAGCTCGCCCGCCTTCCGGCGACCGGGTTTGTGCTGCACTTCATCGACTGGGCGAAGATCGAGCTGACCAAGGACGAAAACGGCCGCTATATTTTCGCCAACCCGCAGGGGCTGGCCGGCCCGGTCCTTTGGGGCCTGCCGGTCGTCCCGACCGAGGTGCCCGAGTTCGAAGGCGAGTTCCTGAC